ATGAAATTAATAAATTGATGAAACTTCTCCATAGATTTAGAAAATTCCCATTTCTTTAGGAATTCTTCGAATAAAAACATCTCTCTTTGCTTTAAAATTTTCTCAGGGGTAATAAAAGAAAAACAACCAAATTGTTGTCCAGCAATTGGCTTGTCAAGTTCCAATAAGTCAACATATTTAGGATTCTCTGAACCATCTTTTCGCAACTTTCGTTCAAAAGCCAGTTTTTTGGCAACATTCGATTTTGACTTTCCACTCATTATATATTAATTTAGTTCTTCGTTTTAAGTTTTAATTTATTAAATTATTATTTTTTTCTTTTTAATTTATATAAGAATGGCCATGTTTAATGTTGCTGAACTAGTTAAGAGAATTGTTAAGTACTTGATAGAGGGTTTAATGGTTGCAATTGCAGCCTTTGCCATTCCCAAGAAGTCTTTGAATATGGAGGAGATTATATTGCTTGCTCTAACTGCCGCTGCCACGTTTGCCATTTTGGACACATATATTCCTAGTATGGGTGTGTCGGCGCGCACGGGCGCCGGATTTGGTATTGGTGCCAACTTGGTTGGTTTCCCCGGCGGACTCTAAATACTACCTTTTTCCGCTGCGCTTATGAAAGGTAGAGCCAAAAAGGTTTTGCGCATATGAAATAGTATCTAAAAACCAAACAAATAAATAATTAAATAATATATAATATTCTCAATATAATATATTATGGATAAAGGTAAACTAACATTAGCCGATTTAGCAGTTTCTCCCAGTTCAAAATCAAGGTCAAGGTCAAAATCACCAAAGTCAAAATCTAGGTCAAGGTCCAAATCTAGGTCTAGATCCTCATCTGGTTCTTCCGGTTCATCTGGCTCTAGGTCTAACCCAATGGCAAAAACCCGAAGACATGGTGACAATCGTAATCCTCTAGATGTTACTAAAGGGCCTGGATATGGAAACCTAGCAAAGACCCGGAGACATGGTGATAATCGTCATCCTTTATCTTATACCAAGGGTCCTGGATATGGAAAGTTGGGAAAAACAATAAGACCAAAATAAATTTATTAAATAGTTGCAATAAATTCCCAATCTAATTCAACACACATTTTCTTCCATGTTTCATCTTGCTCAATGAGTTTCTCTCTATCTTTTAACATAGGTATATCTTCTAAGAAATGTTCTTCACCAAGCAATTCACAAAACTTATAAAGAACATAATAATAATTTAAAAAGTTGACACGATAATCAGGGCAAGTCTTTGCATATGGTGATTGAATCTCCATAAACAAATTGCATAAAATTTCCTCCAATTCGGGGCTAAACACGGGAGGTTTAATGCCCAACTTATTTTTAATAAATGCTATATGCTCATAATATTTATTAAATCCAAGTTTTTTAAGGATTTCCTTAGTTTTGTAATGTGTTAGTTGTTCCAAATTAATGCGTTCTTTTTTGATTTGTTGTTGTATTTGTTCAACAACATCATCGGGAATTTGAGTGGTTTCTTTGCCTTGAAATTGAGCCAAAATTTCCTTAAAATGATTAATTTTTTTATATGCATAGAAGCATACTTCTTTGGGAGGTTCTTTATACGAGGGTTTTTCATTTTCAATTAGATAAGGAATACTAACAGCACATTCATTGCAAATCAAAACGCCTTCGTCATCAAGTGGTATTAATTCGCCCTTAAAACAACTCTGACAAATATCAGTAACTCTTATAAATGAATTCATGTCAAGAAATGATTCATCAATATTACATAAATATTTTTGAACAATGTTTTTATTTTTATTTTCACTGCCGTTTTGTTCTTGTTCAACACGTTGAATTTTAAAGAAATTGAATAACATTTGACTTTTAGATGTGTTATTGTTATTATTATTATTATTATTGTTATTATTGTTGTTATTATTGTTAGTATTATTACTATTGTTAGTGTCATTTATTTCAGCATTATCAATATTCTTTTTATTTTCAAAGTATTCAAAAATATATTTTGAGTTATCGAGGAAATAATTATTTTTCTTTTCCTTTAAATCCTTGATAGTTTCATTAATTTCCCTAAGCCGGTCTTTAATCTCCATTATTTTTTCAATAGAAATTTTAATATCATTATCTTTTTCTAATTGTTGTTTTAAATAATATCTTTCTTCTTTTAATTTAGGTATTGTATCACATTCATCTTTCGAAAAATCATTCATAAACTCCTTATGCTTTCCATCCAATGTGGTTGAATACCTTTTACAAATCTTTATTTTTTTTGCAGTTTTTGGCTTAAAAGATGGCATATTGTAATACTTATATTATATTGAATTAATTTTTTTAATTTGAAATTTACAAAGAATATATAAATAAGTTTAAAGATAAATTATTGTTTCAAATGTTATTTTAATGGATATTGAAATAAATGTTTCAGAGGCAAATACAAAGGCAAATACTGACAATAAACAAATAGAAATAGATAAAATTAAATTTCAAAAAATGGTGTTTTTATACAATGCTTTAGAAAATGGTTGGTCAATTAAGAAAAGAAATGATTCTTATATTTTTACAAAAAATCATGAAGGTAAAAAAGAAATATTTGAGGAATCATATTTGTCCATATTTATGAAAGACAACGCCGACATTAATAAAATATTAAAATAATATGTAGGTAAACATTTAATAAACGTGTGTTTTAATTTAATTTAATTTAGCAATTAAATTAAAATTTCAAAATTTATTTTCTTTAGGGATTATATAAAATGGGAGGCGGACTTATGCAACTCGTAGCTTACGGCGCTTAACAGCTTGGGTGCCAACAGTGAGCTGCTATTATGGGTCGTATATCACCATAATAGGGAAACAGTGTAAATATACGAATTAATTGCTTTGAGGAAAAGTGTATTAATTATATAACTCGCTAGTAAATTATTTAGAAACAAGTAATAATTTGCAAGATTGTCAAATTGTCGGGAACCCCCTTAGAGCTTTAACTACTACTTATTTGTGGTGACATAAATAATACCATAGGATAATAACCAATGGCATAGTAAAAATGTTAAAGATTGGGCAATCCGCAGCCAAATATCTTAAATCGAAACAATATAGAAACAAAAGCTAATAATTATATAAATGGACAAATATGGTGAAATTTATTGTATAACTAGCCCTTCTGGTAAAAAATACGTAGGGCAATGTTTAAAATATTTATCAAATGGTCGAAAACATGGTCATATTGGTAGATGGAAAGAACATATTCGAGATGCAAACTACAAGAATTGTTGTAGATTATTAAACGCATCTATTCGAAAATATGGTCCAGAAAATTTTAACATTGAAATTTTAACAGAATGTCTGGAAGATGAATTAAACTATTATGAAAAATATTACATTTCAAATTTAAATACAACAAAACCAAATGGTTATAATTTAACTGATGGTGGAGATGTGTGTAAACAATCAGAAGAAACTAGTGAATTAAAAAGGTTGAGTATGATTGGGAAAAATTTAGGTAAGACTTATGATAAACGCATTAGAAAATGCGTTGAAGATTCAGAATTGCCAAAATATGTAAGACATTATAGAGATTCTTCAGGAAAAGAAGGATATAGAATTAGTAATCATCCAAATATAAAAGATAAATCATTTTTATCAAAAAAAATTTCATTGGATGAGAAATTAGAATTAGCTTTAAACTATTTAAATAACAAGACAGATTTAAGATGAAGGTTCAACGAGTAGACGGCAGTCGGGAACTAATGATGGTTTTAGTCAAACCAGAAGTTTCCTAAGGTGTACTCTGCCCCTAGTAGAAATATTAGGGATCATCGCAAGATGTTTACCTCACAGGTAATCCTCAAATCACCTTCTGGAAGGTCACTTACAGAAGGTACACAAACTTTGCCATCGAATCGATTGAGCAAACTTTCAACGGCCAGGCCGATTTTGGACGCAGAGTTCAATGCGTTATCTCCAGAAATGGTGACCTTGCTTACAGAACCTATTTGCAGGTGACTCTCCCTGAGATTAACCAGCTCATGGGCATCGCTTCCTTCTCGGGTAGTTATGGTGCAACTGGTGTTTATGCTCGTTGGTTGGACTTCCCCGGTGAGCAACTTATTGCCCAGGTTGAGGTCGAGATTGGTGGCCAAAGAATTGACCGCCAATATGGTGACTGGATGCACATCTGGAATCAGCTCACCATGACTGCTGAGCAACAGCGTGGATATTTCAAGATGATTGGTAACACTACCCAACTTACCTTCATCACTGACCCCTCTTTCTCTGAGGTTGATGGTCCTTGCGACTCCTTGGCTCCCCGTCAAGTTTGCGCTCCCAGAAACGCTCTCCCTGAGACCACTCTATATATCCCCCTTCAATTCTGGTTTTGCACCAACCCCGGTCTTGCTCTGCCTTTGATTGCTCTCCAATACCACGAGGTCAAGGTCAATCTTGATATCCGTCCTATTGATGAGTGCTTGTGGGCTGTCACCACCCTGTCTTGCAACTCTGGAGAAGCCTCTGCTCAACCCAATATTTCTAAGGGTCAAGCCTCGGCTGCCTATGCCCTAAACCAATACACTCCGGGCCGCCCCGTGCCTGCCGCCATTGCCTATAACCAGTCTTTGGTTGCCGCCTCTTTGTACGTTGATTATGTGTTTTTGGACACTGATGAGCGCCGAAGATTCGCCCAGAACCCCCACGAGTACCTCATTACCCAGCTCCAGTTCACTGGTGATGAGTCTGTTGGTTCTTCTAGTAACAAGATTAAGCTCAACTTTAACCACCCCGTTAAGGAGCTTATCTGGATTGTCCAGCCCGATCAGAACGTTGACTATTGCTCATCTTTGGTGTGCGATGCTCTCCTGTTCAAGGTCCTAGGTGCTCAACCTTTCAACTACACCGATGCCATTGATGCTTTGCCCAACGCTATCCACGCGTTCGGTGGCCCCGCCTCCGTTGCTGCTGATTCCCGTGCCTTCATTGATGCTCGTGGTCTGTTCAATGATGCCGGTGCTCTTGACTATGACATCCCTGTTGGTTTCACTGGATACTGGCATGGTCCCCAGAATCCTTACAATGAGGCCAACATGGGTGGCCCCGCTGTTCCCCAGAATGCTGCCGCCACCCAAACTATCCCCGCTGATATCCTTGCTCAACTCAAGGATTTGTCCTCTGGTCACCTCGAGAACTCCACAGTTTCCGATGCCGGCACCTTTGTCATGACTGAGGCGTCTCTTGACCTCCACTGCTGGGGACAGAACCCCGTCGTCACCGCTAAGCTCCAACTTAACGGCCAAGATCGTTTCTCTGAGCGCGAAGGAACCTACTTCTCGTGGGTCCAACCTTACCAGTCGCACACCAGATGCCCCGATGAGGGTATTAACGTGTACTCTTTTGCCTTGAGACCTGAGGAGCATCAACCCAGCGGCACGTGCAACTTCTCCAGAATAGATAACGCCACTCTCCAACTTGTTCTTAGTAACGCCACAGTTGAGGGAACCAAGACTGCCAAGGTCCGTGTCTATGCCACCAACTACAACGTGCTCAGAATCATGAGTGGTATGGGAGGCCTCGCGTATAGTAATTAAACGTTTTGTTACGATTTATCGTCTCATTGTTTATATCAAATTTTAATAATTAAATTAATAGTTTTTAATTATTAAAGCAAAAAGCAATAAATATATTTAGTATTATATATAATGTCATCATCCACTTTACCGGCACATTTACCCAGACATGGAGAAATTAAGGCACTTATTGCGTTTGCACAAAATCAAGGAGCAAATGGCCACGATGATTTTGGAAAGGCTGAACGAATGTTACAAAAAATGAAAGACAGAGGTGTAAACTTGAATAAAGTCCGCCGAGCAGCAAATGAAGAGATTTTTGACGACCGCAATGCGCAAGAATTTTTAATTGAACGAATTAGATATGTAGAAACAGGAGCGGAGTCACCTAATTCTCAGCGCCGTCATGCTGCAAGAAGTGCTACTGCTGCGTCAGCAAGAAGTGCTACTGCGTCAGCAAAAGGCAGACGAACTAAACGCCGTTCTAGACGTAATCGTGGAACTAAACGAAGACAATAAATTATTTATATTTAATATGGTGCAAGTCATTTTTAACATCAACAGAAAACGATATAAAATATGCCATTAAACGAGACATTTCAGATTTCAAATTGTTATTTTGTTCAACCAAGTGCTTCATCTGGTCTTCTAAATTAATTAACTTGGCAGTGATATTAATAAGCAAGTTGTCCTTTTCTAGAGACATTCGATGCAATGTTTGAACATCATTTATAAGGTCATTTGTATTGGTAGAATCTTGCGACATTGTATATATAATATTTAAAGTATTAATTTTAAATATTTTATATATTATATATTATATATTATTTTGGTTTATTTATTTAAATATAAATGGTTAATTAATATATAATAATGCAAATAAATCCAGTTGTTTTAGTTTTTGGTGGAAATGGTTGGATAGGAAATAAAGTTGTAACATTATTACAAAATCTCAACGTAAAGGTTGTAATATCATTATGTAGAGCAGATGATTTAAATTCGATTCAAAGAGAAATAGATTTGATAGGAGACGTAACACATATCATGAGTTTTATTGGTCGTACTCATGGTATATATAATAATGAAATAATAGGAACAATTGATTATTTAGAGAAGCCTGGTAAACTGGTAGATAATATAAAGGATAACCTTTTTAGTCCAATTACTCTAGCAGAAATAAGTAAAAAAAACAATATACATTTTACATATTTAGGCACGGGATGCATTTTTGATTATGATGATGCACATTTGTTAGGTGACACAAATGCAGGATTTATGGAATCAGATTTGCCCAATTTTTTTGGGTCATCGTATTCTATTGTAAAAGGATATACAGACCAATTAATGCAAATGTTGTATGCAAATAGTGCTTTAAACGTTAGAATCCGGATGCCTATTACGGACGAAATAGATAGCACGCGCAATTTTATTACAAAGATAATTACTTATAAAAAGGTTTGTTCTATGCCAAACTCAATGTCAGTTTTAGATGAATTATTGCCAGTGTTAATTGAATTGGCCTTGAAAGGCCAAGTTGGTACAATTAATCTAACAAATCCAGGGGTTATTAGTCATAATGAGATATTAACGATGTATAAAGAAATAGTAGACCCAGAATTTGCATGGACTAATTTTTCAATAGAAGAACAGAATCAAATTTTAGCGTCAAAGAGGTCAAATAATTGTTTAAACACGGATAAACTATCAGAAATTGTATTAAATTGTAA